TCTCCTACTACTACTCCATTTCCAATAGGTAAGGTAGTTCTGCCTTTTGTTACAAAACTACCACCAGTTGCAAAAGAAGAAAATAGTTGGTCAGTTACTTTACCAATCATTCCACCTGCCCCTGCAGCTACTGCAAGATTAATAGGAAATGGTAATGATGTCATAATACTTGAAATCAATCCTGCTTGTGCTTCTGCTACTTCTGCTTTAATTACTGACAATGCTGCATCTTTTGCATTTTGTCCTTGTAAAATTGCTGCTTGTAAATTGTTTTGTATTTTTTCTTTATATAATTGATCATCAATTAATTTTTGAGTCTTAGCTTGTTTTTTTTGAAATTCAGTATATTCTTCTTCTTTTTCTTTTAAATGGTCATAAAACTCATCTACAACTTCTAAATCTCCAAGAAATTCATCTTCATCAGGTATTAAAGAAAAAGTAGGTCTTTCTCCAACAATAGTATCTTGTAATTGATTGAACTCTTTTTGTAATCTAATTTGTTCAGCAAGTTGTTCTATCTGTGTATCACTTTTATTGATTTGACTTTCTAAATCATCGATTACATCTGTTCTTAATTCAGTTAATCTTTTGTTTTCATCTCTTGTTCTTCTAAACCCTTTAGCTGCTAATTCTTCTTTCTCTTTCTCAGCTTCCCCTAATTGTATTTGAAGTTTAGATTGATTATTCAGTTCTTCAGAAATCTCACTTGACATTTCTGTTATAGTACCAAGACCTTTAAGTTGTTCTCCTATAGCTTTTTGTCTTTGTAAAGCAACATCTCTTTCTAAGTCTGAAATAGTCCTTAATATGTTTTCATCTTCTCCACCAAGTTCTTTTAATTTTCTTAATGTGGTTTCTATAGCTGTTTCATTGAGTTCTTTAAAAGTTTCTGTTAAATCATCAATACCTTCTTTTAAGAATTTTACAACATCTTTTATAGCAGGTGCTAATAAATCACCAATACTATCTTGCAGTTGTGAAACACTATCCTGAAAATTAGAAACTAATCCACTAAATGTTTCTGCTAACAAATCTGTTGCCCCTGCAATCTTACCTTCAGGATCAGTCAATGTATCAGTTAATGCTTTTCTGAATTGAGGTAGTGTCATTTTAGACAAATCATCAAACCCTGTCTTTAGCTTAACTTGTGTTAAAACACCTCTATCTCTAAGTACATCTGCTGCACCTGCACCACCTGCAAATGCTCTACCAAATGCACCTGCAGCTTCAACAATATCTGTACCCATAAATGCTGCTAAGTCAGCTACTGCTTTTAATGTTTCTGTACTATCTGCACCGAAAGCTTCTAATTGTGCCCCTGCTTCTACAACATTTGCTAATTGAAATGGTGTTGTTGCTGCTACCTTATTAAAGAAATCGAATGCCTTAGCACCTTCATCTACACTACCTTTTAAAGCTACCAATCGTGTTTCTAATGCTTCAAATTGTGCTGAAGTTTGTACTGACGACTTTACAACTGCCCCTAAAGCTGCGACACTTGCTAATCCTGCAAATGCCTTAGCTGCTTTTCTTGCTGCTAAAGCTAATTTATTAGTGCTTTTTTCAGTTTTATTTAAATCTTGTATCGCCTTATTAACTTCGGCTTTTACTAATAATCTTATTTTTTTATCTGCCATTTTGCTCACTCATATAAAGTTTTATACTATTAATCTCATTTTTAATAACATCAAATATTTCAATCTTGTTTGCATCAGCACTATCCAAATCTTTTGCTAATGGAATATTGAACTCTTTTACCCAATTATATTCTTTTAACAAGATATTATCTTCATTGTTTACGATCCATTGTGGATTCATAAATAATGGTAAATGAAAGTAAAGATTTCTCCCAAGAGAGAATTGACTATCTTTCCATTTATCTACTAATAATTCTATTTCTTCCCATACCTGTTCTATATTTTTGTAGGTCTTTACTCTTTTTGTAAGAGGACTTTGTCTTTTGTATGGAAACTCTAAAGCTATGTGTGGAAATCCTAATTGAGAAAACCACACATAACTACAAAGTCCTATGAGTCTTTTTTTTCAAGCCCCATATAGTCAGTAAAGATTTGTTGTAGCAATAAATCTACTTGTGCCATTGATAGAGAATTGACTTCCTTCTCAGTTAGTCCTGAAAGTTCCTCAACACGATTAATCAATTTGAAATACTCGTCTTGATTTTCTTTATCATCTCTAAAAGCATTTAGACTTAATTGCCACAACTCTCTTTTTTGTTTATAAGTAATAGGATTTATATCCCACTCTTTATCGAACATTTTAACCTTCATGTGTTACTCCTTCGTTTACCAACTTGTATTGCTTATGCCATCACTAAATTCAAACTTAAATGCTGTTCCATTATGTACTCCACCTGTTGTAGTAGGTTGAATAACTTTAAATGGAATTGTAATTATAGCACCTGTGTCTGCATTTAGGTCATAATTCACAGCAGTTGAATAAACTTCTGCAGTAATATTCATTTCTCCTGCAGTTGATACTGTACCATCACCTTGTTGTAGTGTTAATGTAGCAGGAGTTCCATTTAAGAAGTCCTGTAATACATTATCTGCACCATCATTGTAGTTACCATCATACATAAAAGAAATCTCTCCTGTGATGTTTACTGATGGGACACCAAAAGCATAAGCTTCTGCATCGCCATTAGCATCTCTACCTACTCTTGCAACATTGTTTTCAAAAGTAAATGATACTGCTGTAATGATAGCATCAGTTGCTACACCATTGACATCAAATTGTTTCGTATCAAAATATGATTCAATTTGTGTTGGTGAAGCAGACATTAAATTAGGTGTTCCAGCTACTGTACCACCAGTTAATGTTTGTCCTACTTTGAATCCATCTGAACTTGCAAATCCTGAATAGAAAGTACCATTCAATAGTAACCTACCATCAGTCATATCAAAATTCATTGTCAATGATTGCAATACTGCACTTGAAATTAGTTTATCTTCTCCAGTTGCTGGTCCATATAGTGCTATATCAAATATACTTGGAATACCATCTCCTACTGCACTTGCACTTGAACTTAAATCAGGTCTTGCAAGTGGATTAGATGATGATGATTCTATTGTATGAATATAACTACCTGACTCAACATGGTCTTGCAATACATTTGCCAATAATCTTGATAGTCCTGCTCTTTCTGCAGGAACTTCAAAATCAAGTGTTACAAATCCACCTTTTCTTGTTCTGAACTGGTCAAAGTCAGTTTCAATCATACCTGCATTATTGCTTCGTATCTCACCACTTTCTACAAGATTGAGGACTGGGGCAGATACATTAATTACAGGTAATAATTGATATGCTGTGTCAGTTGCTGCACCATCTTCAAATGCAGTAACTGCTTTTTGTTTAATACCTATGGAATATTGGCTTTTACCATAGACTTTGGAACTTATAGCCATTTGTTATTACTCCTCTTTTTTAACTTTTTTCTTTTTAGGTTTGTTTTCTACTGGCTTGACTTGAACACCTAACGATTCAAATTCAGCCACATTTTCTTCACTTAACTCCACTTCTTTACCTTCTAACAATTCTCTAATCTTTTGATTAGGTGTATCTAAATAAGATGGTTTTTGCAGTTGAAGTCCTTTAATATGTTTATATTTCATTATGAAACCCCTTCATTTACATTACATTCTAAAGTCATTACAAATCTTTCTACTTCTGTATCTTCTTCATCTCTTTCGTAGATAATATCGGTTACTTTGGCATTATACCAATCTGTTATATTTGTATCTCCCAAATCTCTATTATCAAAGAATATTCTTTTAACAAGTTCTGCTACATCAGTTAGTCTTTGTATATCTTTATCTCTTGTATAATCAGAACCTGATAGAATCTGAAAACTAATCAATGTTTCATATTGTCTTACATGAGCATTACTTGCATAATCAATAAAAGTATCAGATTGTGGTCTTAATAAGAAACTTTCTTGTCCCCTGTGTTCATCGTAATACAAAGGAACACTTGGGATAGTCTGTTTAATAAGTTTTTGAATATTATTTAATACTCTATCTTTATATATATTTTCAAATGTTACTCTTGCCATTATCCTTGCCCTCTATACTTTTTCTTATAATACTTTGTACTTGCTTTTGTACCATACTTGGTTCGTTTGCTTTTACCTTGCCTGGTTTTCTTTTTACCATTTCTTCTGACAATGTTTACACTACCTCTTTTTGCCATAAACCCTCTTTTGTGATTTAGGTGGATTCTTTTTACTTCCTCCTGGACTCCATAAGAACTTATCTGCCCAATATGCAGCACTTGATTTACCCTTAGCTATGTTTCTTCTATGTCTTGCTTTAAATGCTCGTCTTGCACCTGCAGAATAATTATGTCCTGACTTCTGATCCCCAAATCTAATCAGTTTTAGCTTATGCCCTACTTCTGTCAATACAACAGCTTTCTTAGTTTTGTGGCTTGGTGTCATCTTAGGTCTATTGACTCCTTTCAAGCTATACTTTTTTAGTAATCTCTTTTTTCTACTTTCGTGCATTTCTTCTCAATGGTAATTTTAAAGGTTTATGTGCTGCATCTGACATTAATTGACCATTAGGCATAATATGAAATCCCTTTGGTGCTTTTCTTTTCTTTTTCGGTTTCTTTTTAAAAACTGACATTATTTTTTCTTACCTTTTTTCTTTTTCTTTTTTCCTTTATGATAAGGCATTTTTATCTCCTTTTAAGTTGGATTGTTTCAATTCCACCACCTGATGTATGGTCAAGTCCAGTTACTTCTACTTCCCATTCATCATTAGCAGTATATACACCAGTTGAGAATCGTACATAGACTCCATGTCCTACTGGTTGGAAACTACCATCAATAATTTCTGCTTCTTGATTAGCATTGATTTTAAGCCCTGAATCATCTCCTACAAAAGTCTTATAGGTTACAGTAGATGTTGTTCCTGCTGCGAAAGTACCTCCAGTTTCAATGATAACCTTGATTCTATCATAAGACACACTTGGATAACCATAAGTATCTACAATAGCACCAGTTG